CTGCCTGGCGTAGCGCGTCCATCAGAGTATCCTCGTCGGCGCTGTCTACGCGGCAGAAGGTCTTGAGGTCCGCGACGGTGATGATGTCGTTGAGCACCGGGGTGCCCGTGACCTTGACGGTGGTAACCATGGCCCGAAAGTACGAAAGGCCGGGGGAGTGCCCCGGCCCTTCGCCTGTGTGGTCGTTGCCTAATTAGGCAGCGTTAATGTCGATGATTTTCGAGAGAGCGCCAGCCTGGCGAACGTCGAAATCGAAGAAGCGGTTCACGTGCAAAACGATCTGCGCGTTGCCTGCAGCGCTGTACGGGTCCACGAGCAGGTCGATACCTCCGAAGTAGGCGAGGATGCAGCCCTGCTGGAAGTTACCGAACAACATCTGCCCCACTCCCGAGCTGGCGTCCACCAGGTACGGCGTAGCCACAGCCGGGTAACCGTTGAAGGTGTTGCTGGCGAGGTCGTACAGAGCAGAGACAGAGCTTACCTGCGCCAGGTTCTTTGCGAACTTGTAAGCAGTGGGAGACATGACGTACCGTGCAGCTGCGAGGTTTCCACCTGCTGCGAGCACTGCCGATTCCATAGCCACTGCAATCGCAGCGGTGAGGGTCGTCGAGCCGTCCGTCGACTGGTTGTCGATGGTAGCGCCGTCGAGCGTGTCGAATGCTTTCGTGTCGATGAATGCGTTCATCGCGTTCTGCAATTCCTGCGCGATGACCAGGTCCACTGCTGCGCCGCCCTGGAGGAGGAGCTGCTTGGAGTAGGTGGTCTTCGCAGAAACCCGCTGCGGGCTGAGGGTCAGCTCGTCCATCTCAAGGCCCGATGCCGCGTTAGCGTCAACTTCGCCCTCAGCTACGCCGGTTGCCTTCACAGACACACGCGGGAATTTCAGGTTGCCCGTCATGCCCTGCAGCGTAGTCGTGCCCAACTGCTCGATGACCGACGGTGCGCGCAGTGCTTCGATAGCTCCGCCCACGTTCACAGGAACGAATGCCGCTCCGTCCGTGGTAGCTCCGTATGCGCCGGCCGTGAAGTTGTCAGCAGATGCCCGGAACAGAGCTTTGGTCGGGATAGCCACCTGACCGAGAACCTGCAAGCCTTGGGCCCGCATCTCGCGCTGTGCCTCCTGTGCCCACTCCGCCTCGGCGCCCTCCAAAGAGCGGCCGTTAGCTGCCTGCATGACAGCACGGCTCAAGCTAAAATGACCGTTCACGCGCTCAACTTCGCGCTGCTCGGTGGTCGATGCCGTGCCGCTGTAGGCTACGCGGGCGACCATGTTCTCGTGATCCGCGCGGTGCTTGATGCGCTTGTCCAAAGATGCAACCTCGCCAACCAACCACTCGGCCCGCTGCTCTTCAGCTTCGGTGATTTGGCGGCCTTCTTTGTCAGGGTTCTCCACGAGGGCGACGTGCTCCTCGTAGTACTTGGCGCGGAGCGCCTTCAGTTCGTTCAAGTTCATGGTCTGGGGTTTAGTTTGTGCGAATGTACTGCGTTCCACTTTTACGGGTTCCGGAGCTACCGCCGGGGTCTCCTCGATAGCCTCCACGATTTCCTCGGCCACCTCGTCAACCGGATCGGGCTGAGCCGCCTTCATGCGGGCCGCCACCGTGGTAGTGGGGTAAGCTGGGTAAGTCACCGGGCTGACGTCGAGCAGGCTGCCCATCTTGGTAATCGTGCGCAAGTTGGCCTTGCGGTCGTAGTCCTCGTCTGCAATCGTAAAGGCAAAGCTGGACTGCGAGATGTCGCCGCGCTTGATGAGCTTGTACAGGTCGCGCCCTTCGGTCGTGTCCGCCAGGCGTGCGGTGTAGCGCAGGCCGGTCTCGTCCACCTCGAGGTCGAGCGTGCCGTTGGTGGTACGTGCGAGCGGGACACCGGCATGGTTGATAAGCAGCCGGACGTCGTCCTCCATCACTCCGTCGAACGCTCCGCGAGCGATGCGCTCCTTGAAGTATCCGAGGTCGGTGATGTCGTCAAACATAGCAGCGTAGCCGCTGACGGTGAGGGTGTCGTCGGAGGCCGCACGGACCTCGGAGACGCGCAGTTCTACCGCCTCCCCATACTGGGCGCGGACCTCGTGCTCAAATGCTTCCTGAGTTTTCATTTGCTATTTTTTGCGAATATGCACCGAACTCCGACAGGGCGATTTGGTTGACCTGGACGGTGTGGATGTCGCCGCCTGCGACGGGGTTCAGGTCCTCCTTGGCGCGGGCCTCGTTGATGGACAGCACCCCGGCCTGCAGCATCTGCGTGTAGAAGTTGGCACGGGCGGCCATATCGCCGCGGTACAGGTCGGTCATGTCGTGGCGGCTGTACACCTGGGGCCGGTCGAAGCTGGCGATGAGCTTGCGGTCCACCTCCTGCTGCAGGCGGACGGCCCACGGCTGGATCGTGTGGCGGGCAAACTGGATATGCTGCTGCTCGACGTTGTTGAAGGTCGACTGTCCTGGGACCTGCACGAGGTCGGGTGGCACGCTGAAAATGCGGCAAATTTCCTCGGCCTGAAACTTGCGGGTTTCGATGAACTGCGCCTCCTCCGGCTGGAGCTGGATGCTTTGGTAGTCCATGTCCACGCCGAGGAACTTGACGCCAGGGCCGCCGTGCTTCCACGACTTGCGCAGCGTATCCACCTGCTCCGGCTTCAGCGGGTTCTTCGGCTTGAGGATGCCGGTGGCCTGTCCGCCGTTGCCGAAGTACTCCGCCCCGAAATCCTGCGCAGCCTTCGTCAGCCCCAGGTTTTCCCGGTGGAGGCGCAGCGGCGACATACGCATGATGTTCGCCAGCTCCAGCATGTTCTCCGGGCGGACCACGCCGACATCGCGGACGCTGTACACCTTCTCGTTACCCACCAGCTTCGGCTCCACGTCGTAGTAGTCGAGCAGGTCGAGGGCGACGGGGCGGCCGCTGTTATCGCGCGTGATCATGGCATAGCCCACGCCGTACATGAGGGCCGAGCTGTACAGCCGCTCCCAAAACTCCATAGCCGTCTGGTAGCTGTTGGGCTCGTACTTGCACAGGTCGTAGGCCGGGTGCGACTCCGCCAGCGTCACCCGGTTGCCTTCGCGCAGGTAGATGTTCAGCGACAGCGAGCTGACGGTGGAGGCGATGCGGTAGATGCAGGCGTATACGGTCGAGATGGCGAGGGCGCCCTGCTCGCTGACGGTGATGCCTGACGCCGTCATGCCGTAGACGCCCAGCTCGGCGCCTATGGTTTGGCTGTCGAACTTGCCCACGCGGGCCCGCTTTTGGATGCCGAGACGTTCGAGGAGTGTGGCCATTGTGGCGAAGGTAGGAACTACAGGGTAAACACTTCTGTGATGAGGTTGTCGTCGTTGTCGCTGATGCCCAGCGCCATGATAGACGCGACGACGCCGTCGACCTGCTGGCCGAGCTTGTTGCGGTTCTTGCCGACCTTGATGTTGTCGGCAGGGTCGCGGTCGAGCTTGACGCAGCCCACCTGCCAGCGTAGGCAGCGGTTGCCGCCGTGGATAATTTCGCCCGCCACCAGCTTCATCTCGAACTGCTTTGTGGGGTAGCTCATGTCGTAGAAGCCCTGCCCAAAGGGTAGCATCTCCACCCCGGCGTCGATGAGCTCGGGCACGATGTAGGTGGAGAACTTGCGGTCGAAGGCGACGCCCGCCACCTGGTACTTCTCGCAGGCGGTGAGGATGTGGTCGCGCACGATGCGGTAATCGGTGACGTTTCCGGGGGTGATAGTCAGGTCACCGTCGCGCTCGAAGGCCAGGTAGTCCACGCCTTCCGCCAGCTTCTTGCTGTGCGCCCGCTCCTCGTTCACGAACTGGTGCACCTTGAGGTAGTGCACATTCTTGTCCTCGTCCCAAAAGAGCAGGGCGAAGGCGGTGAGGTCGCGCGTGCTGGCGAGGTCGAGGCCACCCCAACACGGCAGCGTAGCCAGGTAGTCGTCATCGGGTAACGGTGCTCCGCCGCGCATGAACTCGTCGTCTGTGATCCACGCGGTCGAACTGCCGGTCCATATGTTCAGGTGCAGCCGCTTGAAGGTGTTCACGTGGTTGGGGTTGGCCTTGGCCTTCATCACCTCCTGCTCGAAGTACTCCGCGCGGCAGATGGAGCCGAAACCTGGGTTGGCTTTCTTCCACGTCTCTGGCTGCGTCCAGTCGTCGCCGGGGTCGGCGTGGTACAGGACCGGCAGGAATGTCGGGTCATCAATCTCGCCGCGCTTCACGCGCAGGGCGTACTCGTGCACCTCGTAGCAGATGGAGGCGGTGTCGTGCCCGGCGGTGGTGAGGGCGATGATCAGCGGTTCAGCCCGTGCGCCTACCGACGTGGTCAGCACGTCCCACAGGTCGCGGTTGGGCTGCGTGTGCAGCTCGTCGAAGATGATGCCCGAGCAGTTGAACCCGTGTTTGGTGGAGGCCTCCGCGCTGATGGACTTGTAGAAGCTGCCCTTGTAGTGGATTTCGTTCTTCAGCACCCGGCACCGGCTGGCCAGCGTCTTGTTCTGCCGGACCATTTGGGCGGCGATGTCGTACACGATACGCGCCTGGTTGCGGTCGCCCGCCGCGCTGATGATTTCGGCCCCGGCTTCTTTGGTGCCGAGCAGCAGGTAGAGGGCGATGACGGCCGACAGGTTCGACTTCCCGTTCTTCCGCGGGATCTCCACGTAGCAGGTGCGGTACTTGCGCAGCCCGTCGGCACGCTTCCACCCAAACAGCGGGCGGATGATGTCGTCCTTCTGCCACGGCTCCAGCAGGAACGGACCACTGTGCCCCTTGACGTGGGAGCCGAACGTCTCGATGAACTGGACGGCGCGGTCGGCAGCGGCGTCGTCGAAGTAGTACTCAGGCAAGCAGCTCGCTGTATTCGTCATCCACCGGCGCGGCGTCCTTCACGAGCTTGTCGATGATGACGGACGCCCGCTGCCTCAACTCCTGCAGCTGCTGGTATTCCGGCCTCGCCCGGCTGTACGTGTCGCCGCTCTTGCCCACCACCTGGTAGGTCGTGCCGTTGGTGTTGACGTACGCCTGCAGCTGGCTGACCTCCACCAGGACGCAGGCCAGCAGCTCGAGGCGGACGTAGTCGTCCACTTTCAACGTTTTGTAGGCGCTCCATTTGGCCACTAATTCAGCCAGCTGCGCCCGTTGCGCGTCGTTCATGTACTCCATATCGCGAAGGTATTTCCCCTTTTCCTTTTTTGGTCCCAATTTGTCCCGCTACCATCCTCGCCCATCCAAC